GTGGCTGGCTCTGCAAGAGGCTTCGGCCGGGTCAGGAAGCTGCCCTCCGGCCGGTGGCAGGCGTTCTACTCCGATCCTACCGGCGCGACGCGGCTCTCGCGGTCAGGAAAGCCGACGCCCGTCCGGCACGCCGCCGCCTCCACCTTCTCCACGAAGCGCGACGCCGAAGCGTGGCTCGGCCGCGAACAGGCCCTCATTGCCGGCGGCACCTGGACCCCACCCGCCGCACGACAGGCAGCCCAGCGCGCCGCCGCCGAATCCGCCAACAAGGGCACCCCGGGCGAGACCTTCGGCTCCTACGCCGCCCGCTGGATCGTCGAGCGCCGCACCCGACAGGGCGCCAAGCCCCTCGCGCCGCGCACCCGGACGAAGTACGCCGACATGCTCGAGCACGACCTCGCACCCCTCGCACCCCTCGCGATCGAACACATCACCCCCGAGGTCGTGTCGGGCTGGTACGACACGTGGACGCCGAGACGACGCCGGGCCCGCGCCGGCGACACCGGGGCCACCCAGCGCGCCCACGCCTACTCCTTCGGCCGCGCCGTCATGGCATCCGCAACCTCGGCAGGCGGGCCGCTCGCAGGCCAGATGAACCCGTTCTCGATGCGCGGCGCCGGCTCGTCACCGTCGCGGCGCCGCGAAGAGCTCGCCACGGCCGAGCAGGTCGACGTCATGCTCGCCACCATCCGCCCCGAGTGGCGACTCCTCCTGCAGCTCGGCCTGTGGACCGGCCTCCGGTTCTCCGAGATCGCCGAGCTGCGCCGCAAGGACGTCGACCTCGACCGACGCGTGCTCCGCATCCGGCGCGCCGTGTCCGGCGACAAGGCCGAGCCCGTCAAGGGCCCGAAGTCCGAGGCCGGCGACCGCGACCAGCGGGTGCCTGCCTCGCTCGTGGCCGACATCCGCCAGCACCTGCGCGACCACGTAGGCCGCTCCCGCGACTCACTCCTGTTCCCCTCGCGCACCGGTGGGCACCTCGCCCCACAGACGTTCTACGGAGCCGCGCCGGGCGACAAGCGCCGGGGCCGTGCGAGCGTGTCTGCAGGCAACCGCGGCTGGTACCACGCTCGGACGGCGGCCGGACACCCGACGCTGCACTTCCACGACCTGCGGGCCACCGGGGCGACCCTCCTCGCCCAGCAGGGCGCTACCGAGGCCGAGGTGCAGGCGTTCCTCGGCGACTCCACCCCGCAGGCTGCCCAACGCTACGTCCGGGCCGCCCGGTCACGGATGGACATGCTTACCGACCGGCTCGACGACCTCGCCACCTCCGGCGGCTGGTAGACCCGCTCACAGCAGGATCGTCTCCATCTGCTCCCGCAACCAGGCGTGCTCGCGGGGGGCGAGGGTCGAGAGGCGGACGTTCAGCAGCTGCTCGTCGACCCAGAGGTGGTCGGCCGTCTCCTCGTAGTCACCGTGGTTCCACGCCAGCGCGTGCCCGATGCGCCGCACCGACGGCAGGAGCAGCCGGGACGCCTGCCGCTCGACGAGCGACTCCTCGTAGAGCTTGCGGCAGACGCTGAACGGGCCGCGCACCACATGGCCGGTCTCATGAGCGATGGTGCTGCGCCGCTCAGCCTGGTCGAGGCCCTCGGCCATCAGGACCCGCTTCTCGCGGTGCAGGGTCAGCCCCCATCGCCCCTCAGGCAGCCAGTTGACCCAGTCCACCCGCCAGTCGGTGAACTGGCCGATGAAGCGCCACGGGTGGTGGCCGCGGTGATCACGACAGCGGGACCGGTCAAGCATGGGCGCGACCCTAGGAGGGCGGTCCGACACAGGACGATGCGCCAACTATAGTGGGAGTCGCAGATCCCACCACCTGCTCAGCGGTGCCCGGAGCCAGGGTCATCGGGGGCGCCGGCACGATCGGGGCCGGATATACGTCGCCGAGACGCGTCTCGGCACGAGGGTTCGAATCCCTCCCGCTGAGTCAGGGGCTCAGCCTCACGTGGTAGAGGTACCGCAGGTCGGACACCCTTCTCCATCCGCGGTGCCCAACCCGCGGGCGGGGCCGAGCATCGTGTTGGGGCCAGAGGCTGCGCCGCCGGACCAGCCTCATCCTGCGATGGGTGATCTGTTCGTTCTCGCGGTACTGGAGGACGTATCCGGCCCTTCCGACGGAGATCACCTGCAGAAGGCCATGGGCGAGCAGCTGTGCCGGCTCGCCGTGCTCGTCGACCTCCGCCACGAACATGCGACCGTGGGACATTGCAAAGTCATGTGGCGCCCATGCCGCGTCAACCTGCCAGCCGGGAGGCAGCGGACCATCAAGATCAGCGATCATCCGCAACTGTTCCCGGCCTAGCACTGCGCTGGGAGGGTCATCCATTTCGAAGACGGCCGTCGTCTTCAGCAACCAGCGGACAAGGATGCTGCGCTCCTCGTCGCTCGGCACATGTCGGCGCTCCTGAATCTGCCTTAGGAGAATCGGACGCACCTCCTGTTCAAGCCGCGACATCCAACCCGAGTTGCATCGCCTACACGCGACCTTCACGGTTCGCTCGGCGGCCGCCCCCCCTTGCCCCTTCGCCTCGTCCCACGAGAGTTGAACTGGGAGTTCGGAGTCAGGATGGAGTTTGATGGACCGGTCTCGCCTCAGCGGTCTACTCGGCGCGTCCACTCGAGTGTGAAGTCTCGGCTCGTCATGGAAGTGCCTGGTCAACCACTGCGGCCACACATGCTCCCTCGTCACTGGAGTACGGCCGCAGAAGATACAGCGGCGCGGTCCTTCATAGCGGGCGTGCTTCCGGGCCAGTGCGTGCAGGTCGTAGGAGTGAGAAAACGCCAGGTGAACCTTGCCGCACGAGGGGCATAGCCGCTCCAGATCTGGCTTCGAACTAGGGTCCCAGACCTCCCTGAAACCGCAATGTGAACATAGGTAGTCGGCGTACTGAGAGTGGTTAGGGCCCGTCATACCGGATCCATCCCGCCGCGGTCCTGGCTCTCCGTGCCGGCCTGATCTTGCTTCTCTCGCGCCTTCTGGGCCTTGCCCTTGCGGCCGACGTCCCGAGCCGCCGGCGCTAGGCGAAGTCCAGGCGCGCCTGAGTCCGGGCCCGAGCCCGGCTGGCTGGTGGCGGCGGCGTCTCCATCCGCCTCACCTCCTTCTTTTCTGGGGGCCGCCTGGCCGGCGGCCACACGCGTGCCGGATAGGTATGTCCAGCGCATGGCTTCTCGGTGCGCGCTTGAGGCGATCGGACCGAGGTCCATCAGGTTGACCTCACGACCGTCTCCGGGTTCATAGACCAGCTCGAGCGCGGTCTCCCTTCCTTCGACATCGATGGCAACGGTTCTCGCCCGGTAGAGGACCCGGTCGTTGAGCCGCTCGACCCTCGTCTCCGAGGAGACGATGCCGCCGCTTGGAGCCGGCACGCCGCCCGACCCGATGGCCCGAGAAACCTCCTGGTCGGGGAGGGTCCCTGTCTCCCAGAGCACCTCTGCACTTCCATCAGGCCACCCCGCAGCGACGTCGATCTTGCGCATGGTGTCCCCGCGAGGCCGGCTCAACGCCTCGCCTTCGCTGGCCTTCCGCAGCTTCGTCATGGTTGTCGTCGACGGACCGCCGGCTGCGACCACTTGATCGACAGTGAAGTGCCGCGCCGCCTTGAACGCTTCGAGCACGACGGTCGCGAAGTGCTGGGCATTGGCTGACATGGCAGCAACCTCCCACAAATCTTTGGCAAACCTCGGTGCCGTTCGGCAAACCATGGTCGCTCAAGTCTCGCGCTCAGAGAAGTTACATCGCTGTCGTTCCGCAGGTCAGCCGAAGTTTGCCACTTCGAAGGGTTGAGTTGGGAGTTAGTTTGCCGTTAGATTGGGTTCATGCCCAACTACGACAGCCAGCGCCCCCGACGGGTGCCGCCTCACGTCAGCCTGGGTGACCTCCGAGCGGTCAGCGGCAAGACGCTCGACCAGATCTGCGAGCTCGTCTCCGAGGAACTCGGGAAGCCGTTCACCCGCGGCGCCCTCTCGGGGATCGAGAACGGCCACCGCGGCGCCTCGCGTCCGGTCCTCGCCGCCCTGGAGGTCGCCTACGGCCTGCGCCCCGGGGCGCTCACCACGGACTACGTGCCGCGCAACCGAGAGGAGGCGGCATGACCGCCCTCGACCTGTTCAAGTACGAGAGCCACGACGTCCACGTGGTCTCGATCGACGGCGAGCCGTGGTTCGTCGCCGGCGACGTGGCCCGGATCCTCGACTTCCGCGACGCCTTCAACCTGACCCGCGGCCTCGACGAGGACGAGAGGGGTACTCACGTTGTGAGTACCCCCGGCGGCGAGCAGACGGTCACCGTCATCAACGAGGCCGGCCTCTACTCCGCAATCCTCCGCAGCCGCGTCCCGCAGGCCAAGGCATTCAAGCGCTGGGTCACCCACGACGTGCTCCCCGCGATCCGCCGGACCGGCTCCTACGGGGCCCCGGCCGGCATGTCGTTCGAGGAGATGACCGCTCACGTCATCGGCGAGCTGAACGCCAGGATCGAGGCGGCACAGCAGCGCGCGAAGGAGCTCGAGGCACCGGCCGCCGCGTGGAACGGTCTCGCGAAGGCCGAGGGCGACTTCACGGTCTCCGACGCCGCGAAGATCCTCGGCCGCGACGGGATCGCCACCGGGCCCCGCAAGCTCTACGACTGGCTCGACGCGAACGGCTGGGTGTTCCGCCGGGGCGGTCGCTGGCAGGCGATGCAGACCGCGGTGAACGCCGGGCTCCTCGTCGAGCGGATCACGACCGGCTACCACGACCAGAACACGGGCGAGCGGAAGCAGGGCGACCCGCAGGTCCGGGTGACCGCCAAGGGCCTCGAGCGGCTCCGTGAACTGCTGTCGGCCGAGCGCGAGCTGGTCGTCCTGGACGGAGGCATCGCATGAGCCGGCCAGTCCGCATCAGCCTCAAGGAGGCCGCCGAGATCCTCGACGTCTCGGTCGAGACGGTTCGCCGCTGGATCGCCGCGGGCGACCTGCCCGCCGAGCGCATCGGCAAGCGGCTGCTCAAGGTGAACCGCTCCGACGTCGAGGCTCTGGCTCAGCCGGTGCCCACGGGCGGTGACCAGTGATGACCGCTACCCCTGCACCTGTTCCGCCCGCTGTGGCGCGCTTGTCCTGTCCGCGCTGCCAGACCCCGTACATGGTTGCTGCGCTCGACGCCGAGGCCGAGGGTCGTGCGCTGGCTGGTTGGCGCTGCGACTGCCTCCTCGCTGACGTCGACCCGGAGCGGCCCGCTGGCGGTGCTGCGGTCGTCGTGCTCGGCGCGTTCTTCGTGCTGATCGGCGTCTTGGCCTCGGTCGTCTTCTACATCGGCCGCTCGCGAGGTGCGTGGTGAAGGCACCCCTGACCGCTCAGCGGCTCGGCTCGCGCGCCTGCCCGGAGTGCGAGCGCCCCTTCGCCGACCATGACGAGACCGTTCTGGTCGAGGGCGAGGAGCCGGTGCGGAACCGCTACGGCGGGTTCTCCGACGGCCGCACTCGGCGCACCTCTCGCCGCTGGCACGTCGCCTGCCTCTCTGGTTTCGAGGCACGGAATGCCGCCTATCGAGCTCAGGTCGAGGCCGACCGCCTCGCCTTGATCCGCGAGCTCGGGCGGGCTGCCGGGTGGTCGGACGAGCTCATCGAGCAGGCCGTCGCGAAGGCGGCAGCCGCCACCACCTAGTTGACCTCCGGTCGTGGATCGCGTGGGGAAGCGCGCATGGCCGGACAGGGGCCGCCTCGTCGGGGCGGCCCCACCCAGAACCCAGAAACAGCGAGGTCGGCGCCACCACCAAGCAGCCGCCGACCTCACCTCTTCAAGAAGGAGTATCGCATGCACGAGCGTGGAGCACAGATCAAGCCGGCGTACCCGGCCGACTGGATCGAGTGGGGCTTCAGGCCCGGCGACCCGGCTCTGGTTGCGGCGGTCCCGGACGACGACGGCGAGACGGCCCTGATCCGGCTCGACCAGTTCGCGCCGACCGGCCACCGTGAGCGCGAGTTCGTCACCGCCCTGCTGAACATCGCCCACCGCCTGCTCGCCGAGTCCGAGCCGACGTCGCTGACCTCGGGGGCGAAGGCATGACCGACGACCTGACCATCCGCCACCGGGCCGCTCGGCTCACGCAGGCGCTCAACCCGCGCCACATCCCGTTGACCGCGCACCGTCGCTTCGAGCAGTTCTGCGGGGAGGTCGCGGCCGAGTCTGGTCTCGACGTGCTGGACCGCATCGTCGCGCAGGTCTCGCGGCACTCGGACCTGAGCCGGGGTGCAGCATGACCCCGATCCAGCAGCGGGCCGTCGAGTCCTTCGAGGCCGCCCGTGCCCAGCGTCAGGCGATCGAGTACGCCGAGTTCGAGCTGGTCGTCGCCGAGAAGCCCGTTCCTCACGAGGTCAGGGTCGCCGAGGCCCAGGCCCTGCTGCGGGAGCAGAACGTGCTCACGGTGGCCCGACTGCTGGGGGTGTCGGCATGAGCGCCTACGACCTGACCGCCCTGGTGCTCGTCGCGTGCCTCGTTGCTGGCTACCCGCTGCACCGCCGGGCCGTAGCTGCCGAGGAGGGTGCGCGATGACCGCCGAGATCCTGCGCCGGGCCGCTGCTGGAATCCGACAGGACGCGACCGAGGTCCCCGACCGGACTGTCGTTGACCACCGCGTCAACGGCGTGTGGCTGAACTCCGTCTATTACCTGACGACGACCCCCGCCGTCGCGCTGGCCGTGGCGGACTGGCTGGACGCCGAGGCCGGACACGCCGACGACTGGTTCGACCCCGAGCCCGCCGCCCTCGCCGTCGCCCGCGCCTACCTCGGGGAGGCCGCCGATGCATGACCAGCCCCTCTCCCCCGCCTACCAGTGCCGCGTCGAGGGCTGCGACTGGGACGCCGTGCAAGGACACCTGTGCGTCGAGCACGAACGGCGGTGGACCGCATGACCTCCTGCCGCTGCACCGACCCCGACCACCCCTGCACCAACTGCGCCGCCCAGATCGACGACGCCGAGGACCGCAAACGCGGCTACTACCGCGACTACACCGACCGCGAGAACGACGACAGGGCCGACGCACAAGCCGCCCGCGACTGGGCCGGAAGGGACTACTGACATGACCATCGAAATCATCGACGTTGAGCAGCGATCGGAAGCCTGGTTCAAGGCACGCTGCGGCATCGTCACCGCCTCGGCCGTGGGGAAGCTCATCACCCCGAGGACCGTGAAGCCCGCGAGCAACGACGAGTCGCGCCGACTCGTGTCGCTGCTGGCGGCTGAGCGAGTCACCGGCATCGTCGAGGAGACGCCGACCACCGCCGACATGTGGCGCGGGATCGAGGCCGAGCCCTACGCGCGGGAGCTCTACTCGCAGCACCACGACACCGCGATCGAGGTCGGGTTCATGCGCCGCCACTTCGACGGGTTCACCATCGGCTACTCCCCCGACGGACTCGTGGGCGACGACGGACTCATCGAGATCAAGTCGCCCCGAGCACGCGGCCACTTCCTCACCATCGTCTCCGGCGAGGTGCCGTTGATCTACATGGCGCAGTTGCAGACCGGGCTCCTGGTCTCCGGCCGCGAGTGGATCGACTTCGTGTCCTACGTCGGAGGGATGCCGCTGTGGGTCAAGCGCGTCACCCCCGACCCCAAGTGGCAGGCCGCGATCTTGGCTGCCGTCGAGCAGGCCGAGACCGACATCGTCGAGCACGTCTCCGAGTACGAGCGCGTGGTCGTCGGACTGCCCACCACCGAACGCATCGACTTCAACGTCGTCGAACTTAAGGGCATCGCATGAACACCTACCAAGTCCTCTACACAGCCACGGCATCAACGGTCATCACGATCGAGGCCGACTCGCCCGAGGAAGCTCGCGAACTCGCCGACGAGCAGTTCGAAGGCCCCACCCTCTGCGCCCAATGCTCCGGTTGGGGCGGTCGACAGGACCTCGATCTCGGCGACTGGGAGCAGGACGAGTCCGACGGCGGGGTGTGGTCCGAATGAAGGTCACCATCGAGAAGAAGACCGACCAGCTCAACTACGAGGATTTTCTGGGCGGCGTGACCCGGATCGTCACCATCGCCGGGATCAAGAAGGGCACCAAGGAGCAGCAGTACGACATCGAGATCGTCGGCGACTCCCGCGTCTGGCGGCCCGCGGTCACCGTGCTCAAGCTCCTCGTCGCCGCATGGGGTGACGACGCGAGCACCTGGATCGGGCGCCACGTCGAGCTCTACGGCGACCCCGACGTCACGTTCGGCCGGGAGAAGGTCGGTGGCATCCGGGTCTCGCGGCTGTCCCACATCGACGGCCCGGTTGCCGCGAGCCTCACCGAGACCCGTGGCCGTCGCAAGGTCCACATCGTCGAGCCGCTGGACCGAGTTTCCATCCTCCGCGCCGAGTGGACAACCGCGACCCCTGAGCGCAAGGCCGAGATCGAGGCCGAGGTCAAGTCGCTGACCCAGCCAACCGAGGGCGGTGCGGCATGAGCGGCCCGCGCATCGGAGAGTTGTTCGCCGGCTACGGCGGGCTCGGGATGGGCGTGCAGTCCGTCTACGGCGGTGAGGTCGTGTGGGTGTCCGAGTTCGACAAGGGCCCCAGCAAGATCCTCGCCCACCGCTTCCCGCACGCGCCGAACCTGGGCGACATCACGAAGATCAAGTGGACCCCCGACTGCCCGACGTGCGGGGAACTGCTTGCCCTCTATTGGAACGACGACATGCCCGAGGGTCGTGGCTACTACTGCCCGACAGACGGGTGGTTCGACCTCGACCTCTGGATGTCCGAGCCGAACGTGCCCGAGCCCGTCGACATCCTGACCGGCGGCTCACCCTGCCAAGACCTGTCACATGCCGGACGACGCGCCGGCATGACCGAGGGAACCCGCTCGAACCTCTGGGTTGCCATGCGCGAGGCGATCGCGCAACTGCGCCCGGCGATGGTCGTCTGGGAGAACGTGGGAGGGGCTTTCAGTGCCGCAGCCGATAGCGAAGTGGAACCCTGCGCGGGATGTGTGGGAGACGGACCAGGGGTGCATCTGCGAGCACTTGGACGTGTTCTCGGAGACCTGGCCTCGCTCGGGTATGACGCGAGCTGGCACAGCCTTCGAGCCGCCGACGTCGGCGCCCCGCATGGACGACTCCGAGTGTTCGTCGTTGCTACCGACGCCAATGGTGGGGTCGAGCTCGCCGGCCGCGCACGGGCAGATCAGCGGACAGTGGCGCACGGCGATGGCCGAGGCGCTGCCGCAGCACTTCTTCCCACGCCCCGGAGCAGCGACACCAACGGAGCCGGAAGCCACGGAAGCGGCGGGCTAGACCTGCGGACGACGGTTCGCCTGTTGCCCACGGCGACGACCCGCGACCACAAGGACCACACGATCCGCCGCGAGCCCCACCGGCCCGACGATGTGGACACGCTCGCCAGGGCGCTCACCGATGTCCCGTGCGCGCTCCTCCCGACGCCCCGTGCCACCGACGGCACCAAGGGCGGCCCGAACCAGCGCGGATCGTCGGGCGACCTCATGCTGCCCGCCGCCGTGCAGCCGGATCGGCTGTTGCCGACGCCGCGCACGAAGAACAACGAGAACCGCCAAAGCGAGAAGTTCGCGGGCGAGGACGGCAACTTCTACGGCCTACTCCACAACCCCGAACGCTGGGGTGACTACGCCGCCGCAATCGCCCGCTGGGAGCACGTCCTCGGGCGGACTGCACCGGAGCCGACGACCCGCGACTGGGAGCGATTCGAGAGGCGTAAGGCGCGCCGCATCCTTTCACCGCTGCCGATCGGAATGCGCGGCTCGATCGCCTTCATGCATCAGGGTCCGGCGCCGCAACTGTCCCCGCGCTTTGTGGAGTTCCTCATGGGCCTGCCCGCCGGGTGGATCACCGACGTCCCCGGCATCACCCGCAACGAAGCGCTCAAGGCTCTCGGCAACGGCGTCGTACCCCAGCAGGCCGCCGAAGCGCTGCGCGTCATGGCCGGTTGGGCGGTGGCCGCATGACGACCCTCACCTTCTCCATCCCCGCCGACCTGTGGCTGTCTGCGAACCAGCGGCTCCACTGGGCACCCAGAGCCAAGCGCACCAAGGCCCTGCGCGAGCTCGGCTACTTCACCGCGAAGGCCCGGCGCGCACCCCGGTTCGACGTCGCCCACGTGGCCGCGTTCATCGGCTACCCGCGCAACGGCAAGGCGGACCCGGCCAACGCTGCCCCAACGATCAAGGCGCTGATCGACGGCATCACCGACGCCGGGGTGTTTCCCGACGACGACAGCACGCACGTCATCGGCCCCACCTACCTGCGTGACCCCAAGCCCGAGACGCCCGGCTGCTACTCGGTGCGGCTCGTCATCACCAACCAGGAGGTGCCGTGGTGAGCAGCCACCACCTCGTCATCACCACCACCTTCGACGCCGGCCACGAGTCGACCTGGACCTACTACAACCAGCCCGGCACCGCGAAGGACGCCCACAACAACCTCGCCGCCCGCTGGAAGGCCGCCGGCTACGAGTTCACCCGCGACAAGGCCGCGCTCACCCTGACCCGCCACATCGCCGACGAGAGCCGGGGCGGGCCGTACACCGACCACATCGCACACGAGGACGCCCCATGAGCCGCCGCTGCACCGCCCGCCACGGCGACCTCACCTGCTGCCGACTCCACGGCGGCAACGACACCTACACCATCCCCCACCCCATGCCCCACCTCGACCCGACCGGCACCCAATGGGACGACCACGGCATCCGACGGGCACGCGGGAACGACCCATGGAAGGGACAGATCCGATGACCGACGCCGGGAAGCATGGCGAACGCGGGACGTACCTCCGCGGCTGCACCTGTGAGCCGTGCCGCGAAGCCAACGCCGACTACTGCAAGCGGTACCGCACCCGCGTCTACCGCAACGGCGGCAACATCCGCGTAGACGCCGGGCCCGCCCGCGACCACATCGCGCTCCTACGCACCCACTACACGGTCTCAGCAATCGCCACCCTCGCACAGATGAACTCGTCCGCGATCTGCCGCATCAGCAATGGCCAACAGGCCAAGATCACCCCCGATGTCGAAGGTCGCATCCTCGCGGTTCGACCAGGGCTGGACGTCGGCCGCCAGTGGGTCAATCCCATCGGCGCGATGCGCCGCGTCCAGGCCCTCTGCGCGATCGGCTACGCCCTCCACTGGCAGGGCACCCGCCTGAACTACCAGAAGGCCAACATGTGGGCGCTCGTCCGCGGCGACAAGCCCTACATCACCGGCGCCGTCGATCGTCGCATCCGCGAACTGTACGACGAGCTGTGCATGAAGCCGCGCACCTCGACATTGAGCACCGAGAAGGCGTCGATCACCAAGGCCCACCGCATGGCCGCCCGCGAAGGCTGGGCGCCCCCGCTCGCCTGGGACAACATCGACGACCCCGACGAACGCCCCAACCTCGGAGCCCCCGACGCCCGCAACCACAACGGCACCCGACCACTCCACCTCATGGTCGAAGACGCCGAATGGTTGGCCGACAGCGGGCTGAATCTGACTGGCGTCCTGCACCGCCTCAACGTCAACCGCGACACCTTCCGCGACCTCCTCCGCCGCGCCGACCGCGCCGACCTCTACTGGCGCCTCGCCATGCGCGAACCCGACGCCGACAACCGCAAAGCCACCCGCGACGGCATTCGACGCGGCCGGGAGGTGGCCTGATGGCACTCCCCTGGGCCCGCCTCGACGTGAACATCGCCTCGCACGACAAGATCGTGAACCTCCTGTCCAGCGAGACGCAGGCCGCGCTGCGCTGGCAGGCCGTCGCCTCGTACATGTTCTCGATCGGCTACTCGGTCGGCCACGGCACCAACGGGCACATCCCGAAGGCAGCCCTGCCGTTCGTCCACGGCACCCCGCGGACAGCCCGCCTTCTCGTCGCCTACGACCTCTGGATCGAGGCCACGAGCGGCTGGGACATCAAGAACTTCGCGCTCTACCAAGAGCTCGACGTGATCTCGGAGAGCAAGCGGGCCGCCCGCACCGCCAGCGGCCGCAAGGCGGCGTGCATCAAGTGGCACGGCAAGGACTGCGGCTGCTGGAAGGGGGCAGCAAACGATGCGTGACGCAATGCGGACGCAATGCGAAACGGATATGCGATTCGCAGATGCAACGGACGGACGGACGGACGAACGTAGAAGTCGCATCACCTTCGCATGTGAATCCAACTCCCGTAACGCGCAGGAGCAGCAGGCCGAAGCGGACCCGATCGTGAGCGTCGGCGACGTCCTCGCGGACGTCAGCCTGTGGCCGAGCGGCGACCGCCACCCCGTCGTGCGACACGGCGACCGCGCCGAGATCCCCACGCACGTCCGAGCAGCCGTCTGGTTCCGCGACCGCGGACTCTGCAAGCTCTGCGGCAGCGACACCCCCACAGACCAGCCGCTCCACCTCGACCACATCACCCCCTGGTCTGCCGGCGGCCCCGACACCACCGACAACCTCCGCCTGCTCTGCGAGCGCCACAACCTCGAGCGCAGCAACTTCGACGACGGCACCCGGCAGGCACGTCCCGCGACCTGGTGGTGCATCAACTGCTACAGCCGCGAGGGATACGGCTGGGAGTACGTCGGCGGTTTCGTCAGGTGCCTGATGCACCCCCGCGGCCTCGGCTGCCGTGTAGGCAACCGCTACCAGCGCGAGGCGATCGCCGGCGGCGAGGTCACCAACTGGCACGAACGCGAGCCCATCGTCCACGCCTCAGTGCTCGCCTACTGCGCGCACTGCGACGCCCCCGGCATGACGGACCAGCCGCTATGAACGCCGAGGAAGCCCGCGAGCAGGCTTGCCACGCCCTTGCCGCCCGACTCCGCGCCTGGGGCGTGCCTGACCCCGAGGTCCGTGCCCGCGACTACATGGCCGGCCTCCACGCCGCCGGCTGGCGCTGGCAGGCGCCCGAGAACCGGCCGACGCCGCCCCGTCGCGCCGAGGAGTGCACGACGCACGCCGGCCAGTACGCCGCCAGGTGCGCCGGGTGTGCGGCCGACGCGAAGGCGATCGAGCACAGGCCCGAGCCCGAGCCGCCCCGACCGAAGGCCCCGAAGCCACCGCTGCCTCGCTTCCGCACCACCACCAAGGAGACCCCATGACCACCGAGAACCCCCGCGAGGCTGCCGACGTTGGCCGTAGAGCGACGAACAGCCCGCCGATGGCCCCCGAACCCACCCCGACGCTGACGGACGTCCTCGCGCCGTTCGTGCGATGCGGCGACCGCTACTGCGAGTCGTTCGACAAGGGGAACCGGCGATGCGGCGAGTGCTGCGAACGGGTCGCGGCGGCCGAGCGCATCGTCCGCGCCCACGCCGAGCTCGCATGGGACGAGGCGGTCGCGTCGGCCTACCTGCACGAGACCGAGCACTGGACGGGCATCAAGCACGCCGCCAACCCCTACCGACAGGAGACCGACCAGTGAGTGACTTTGACGAGGCCGCGTGCAGGGCACGGGTCGAGAAGGCAACCGAGGGACCGTGGCGGAGGGCCGAGCAGACTCATGGCGAGTGGTTTGGTATCCATTCGGAGTTCTTCGCGCTCGGGAACATCTTCGACGCGCCCGACGCCGAGTTCATCGCCCACGCCCGCACCGACTTCCCCGCGCTCCTGACGCTGCTCGACAAGGCACGGGCCGAACTGGCTGAGGCGCGAGGCGAGCACGGCGGCGGCTGGTTCATGTCCCAAGCCGAATGGGCGGACTGGTCCAACGACCTCGCCCGCCTCGTGCCCGAGGAGTACGAGGCCGACGTTGAGCAGGAAGAGATCATCGAGCGCGCTCTGGCCGATCTCGTTCGACGCGCCAAAGCCGCCGAGGGTGCGATCGAGCGGGTCAAGGCGCTGGCGGACGAGCGGTACGGCTCTCCCCGGTGGGGGCTTCTCCGCGACGGCGTCAGGTACGTCGAGGTGGCCCACGTCCGCGCCGCCCTCGCCCCCGCCGACACCACGAACGAAGGAGACGAAGCATGACCCCCGAGGAAGCCCGCGCCACCGACCGCGAGCGACTGGCCGAGGTGATCCGCGACGCCGTGCGCATCCGACCGCTCGCCCCACACGTCCGCCAGATCCACGACAACGGCGGGAGCGTGCGCCTGACCGGAACCGAAGCCGGGCAGGCCGCCGACGCCGTGCTCGACTACCTCGCCGAACGCGACCAGCGGATCAAGGCCGAGACGCTGCGGGAGGCGGCATCGGCGCCAGAACTGCGCCTGCGCGGCCACTCGGGGATCAGCGTGCGTGGGCTTCTCGACCGAGCTGAGCGGATCGAGAGGGGCGAGGCATGAACACGACGACCGTAGTGACGCTGTTCCTGATGGCGCTGGGCGGCTTCGGGCTCCTGCTGTTGTCGGCCCTGACAGGGGGTGCCCAGTGACCGCCCTCGCCCGCCGCGTGCTCAACCGCATCCGCACCTGGCTCAACCAACTCGACGACGCCCACGACTGCTGGGAGGACGAATGAACATCTGCACCATGCCCGGCTGCACCACCCCACCCACCACCATCAACCGCGCCGGCCAAGACGTCTGCCGCACACACCGCGCCGTCGTCATCGCCGACAGCTGGATGGGCGAGGGCGACAACCACCTCGAGCCGACGGGAGACAGCCAGTGACGGCAAGCCGACCAGGACAGGGGCGCCCATGACCAGCGCCCTCACCAACAACGGATCCACCCGAGCATGGCGCAAGATCCGCGCCCAATACGAAGCCGCCCTCAACATGCTCGGCGAACTCCCCTGCGGACGCGGAACCGGCACCATCAAACCCGGCGACCAATGGGATCTCGGCCACCGCGTCGACCGCGCCCTCGGAGGCAGCGACCACGACGGACTCTGGCCCGAACACGCAACCGAAACCCCCGGCTGCTGCGAAGGCAACCGCAACGCCGGCGCACGCCTCGGCAACCAACTCCGCCGTTTTTCTGGGCCCGGGGGTAGCGCCGGACAGGCCGGACTGTCCGCGTCTCTCTCTCCGGGGTCCTCTCCCTCGCAGGTGGGTGAGGATGCGCCGGTGTTCGACCCGGCGTCGCTCGAGGGTGTGCCGTGGCTGGCGGATCTGCTCGACAAGCCAGCCGATGCCGCCTGGCCTCGCCACATGACGCCGGTTCACCCCGAGGCTGTGGGTAGTTACGGCTGGTCTCTGATCGAGTGGGGCCGGACGTCGCAGAAGCTTGAGCCGCGGTGGTGGCAGAAGCTGGCGTTGGTGCGGATCCTCGAGCACCGCGAGGACGGGTCGCTGTGCTGGCCTGAGGTGGTGCTGTCGTGCTCGCGCCGGTCGGGGAAGTCGGTCGTCGTGCGGCTGTTGGCGCTGTGGCGGCTGGTGTTCGCGCCGCGGCTGTTCGTGGAGATGCAGCTGATCGTCCACTCGGCGAGCACGCTGAAGATCGCGAAGGAGCCGATGCGGTACGCCGGGCTGTTGTGGGCCCGGAACCAGGATCACCTGAAGGTGTACACGAACAACAACAACTACGCGATCGAGGACACCGAGGGTGGGCATCGGTGGATCGTTGTTCCGCCGGACGCGACGGCCGGTCTGGATACGTGCATGGGCATCGTGGACGAGGCGTGGAAGTGTGATCCGCAGGTGGTTGACGACGACCTCGAGCCGTCGTTGATGGAGCGGGTGTCGCCGCAGTTGCTGTTGGTGTCGACGGCTCACCGGCGGGCGACGTCGTTGATGCGGGGCCGGATCTCGGGCGCGTTGGCGGGGCAGGACGCGGACCGGTCGTTGTTGCTGTTGTGGGCTGCGGCGCCTGATGCGGAGCCGGGTGACGAGGCCGCGTGGCGGTCGGCGTCGCCGTACTGGTCGGAGGCGCGTGAGGACACGATTCGTCGGGCCTACGAGAAGGCGTTGCGCGGTGAGGTTGACCCGGAGGCGGATGACCCGGACCCGATGGAGGGTTTCAAGGCGCAGTACCTGAACCAGTGGCGGGTGAGGAAGGTCAGGCTGCCGGGGACGCCGGCGGTTGACGAGGATGACTGGTTGAGCCGTGGGGTGTACGAGCCGGGCGGGGGTGGCCGTGTGATCGCGGTGGAGGCGGCGTTCGCTGACGGGGTGTGTGTGGCGGTGGCGGAGGTGCTGCCGGATGGTCGGGTCGGGGTGTCCGTGGAGGACTTCGCGACGGCGCCAGCGGCTGCTGCTCGGGCGGCGGAGCTGTTGTCGGGTGAGGTTCCGGTCTGGGGGTACGTGGCGGGGAAGTCGCTGACCCGGGATCCGGGGTTCGAGGACGCGGAGGGTGTGCAGGGTCAGAGTCGGCAGGCGGTGAAGGATCTGCGGGCGCTGGTCCGGGATGACGCGTTGGTGCATGACCGGTCGCCGGTGTTGATGGAGCAGGTTGAGGGGCTGCGGGTGAAGGAGGCCCGCGGTGAGGTGCAGGTCGTGTCCAACGGCCGCATCGACGGTGTGAAGGCGGCGACCTGGGCGGCGACCCGTGCCCGCGAGTTCGCCAACGCGTCGCCGGACATCTACTGATGGATCCGAACCTCAACCTAAGTTGAGGGTACGATTCATCTAGGAGCCAAGAGTCGGCCCCGCTGTTCGGAAGGCCAAGCGTCGGCCCCACGCCTACCTGAAGGTGTTGACGCATGGGTCTGTTCGACCGGTTCCGCCGCACGGAGACTCGCGGGTCCTACGTGCGGACCTCGGGCGACCTGCTCGTTAACGAGCCGATCACCTGGGTCGGCTGGGACGGAGGCGGCGGGGCGTACCCGATCGGACCCGGGCAGTGGACGGCGCCGGCGATCCCCGCGACGCTCCGCGCGACGAGCCTGATCGTGACCCCGCTGACGGCGGCCCCGTTCCGGGCGCTAGCGGGCAACGGCCGCCCGACGGCTTCCACGCCGCGGTGGATCACGGACCCGATGCTGCTGCGGCCGGACGAGCGGTACGCCGCGCCGACGCACCCCGCGGTCGTCCAGCTCCCCCGCGGGCTGTTCTGGGCGGAGTGGATCCGGTCGGCGTGCTGGTGGGGCGAGGGTGGGCTGCTGTACGTCGAGGACGCCTCGGGGCAGCCGGTTGCCGGGTCGCTGCGGAACGTCGCCTCGCACGCGCTGGGGACGACCAGGGACCAGAACAACGCGCTGCGGTGGACGCTCGGTGAGGGCTCCGAGCTCGTGGTGTTCGACCGGGGCGGGTACGCGACGATCGGGGCGCACCGCTACCGGCTCGTGGTGCTGCGCAACCCGTACTCCCCCGTCGACCTCGACGGCCGGTCGCGGGGTGTGTTCGCGATGACGCCGTCGGTGTTCGGGCTCGCCGACCAGTTGACGACCTACCAGTCGGGGCAGTTCCGGTCGGGTGTCCCGAATGGCTACCTGAAGGTCACCTCACCGAACCTCGACCAGACGAAGGCCGACGCGCTCAAGAAGAAGTGGTTGGAGAACCACGGCGGCGACCGACGGTCGATCGCGGTCCTGAACGCGACGACGGAGTTCAAGCCGATCAACCTGTCGCCGGTCGACACGGCGCTCGACCAGGTGAAGCGGCTGAACATCGCGGACCTCGCGTTCGCGTTCGGCATCGACCCGATGACGCTCGGCGCCGGCCTGAACAACTCCGCGACGTACAACAACCTGCGCGACGCGTGGGCCAACCACAAGGACTTCGGTCTCGCCGCGTGGATCGCGGCCGTTCAGGACTGCCTGACGCCACTGATGCCCGGCGCGCAGTCGATCGCCGTGTCGCTGGAGGGTTTCGCGAACCCGACGCCGAAGGAGCGGTTGGAGACCTATCAGCTGGCGCAGACGGTCGACCCGTCCGGCGGGCTGTTGAACGAGATCCGTGCCGACGAGGGCCGTGCCCCGTTGCAGCTCGCCACCCCCGACCCCGACCCCGACCCCATCGCTGACGAGGATCCGGCGCCCGAGCCGGACCCGACCGACGACGCTCCCGAGGAGGAGTCATGACCATCACCGACATCGAGGTCCCGCGCTCCCTCCAGGAGCCGCAGTTCCGTTCGGCGGAGATCCGCGAGATCGCGGCCGACGACGAGCGGTCGATCCTGCTCCGCGCCGTGCCCTACGACGTGGAGACCCAGCTGTGGGACAACCTCTACGAGTCGTTCGCGCCGGGTGCGTTCGCCCGTGCGACGAAGGACCCGGCGCGGGTGAAGTTCTACCTCGGTCACGGCGGGCCGCTGGTCGGCATGGCCGAGATGGTCGAGGACCGTGAGGACGGGGTGTGGATCCGCAACATCGTCTCCCGCACCGCGTCGGGTGACGAGCTGCTGACGCTCGCGCGGGACAAGGTGCTCGACGAGGCGTCGATCGAGTTCCGCATCGTGAAGGGCGGGACGGAGATCACCGAGCGCGACGGCAAGACGTACTGGCGGCACAAGCGGGCCCAGCTGCTCGGGGTGGCGCTGGTGCCGCATGGCGCCTATGGCCGGAACGCGCTGGTGAAGGCCGTGCGTGACGACCAGGACAAGGCGGCTGAGGTCGCTCGTGCTGCTGCTCGCGCGGAGGCGATCGCGCGGCTGACCGGGCTGAACCACTGATGTCCGCGGACGTGATCCGAGTGACGGACGAGACCACTCGCCCGGAGATCGAGGCGTCGCTGCGCGAGTACGCGGCCTATGCCGCGCGGCAGCTGCACCACCCGGACTGTGTCCAGTGGCGCCTGGCGCACGACCGCATCGACGCGCTGCTCGACGACTGGCGCCGTGCGCCCGACACGCGCGACACGAACCTCAACCAAGGTTGAGGTTCGGGTATTCTCTATCCCAGTAGCGTCCCGCCGTAAGCCGGCCTCGTAGGTCCCGCCCCGTCACCGGGGTCCCGCCCGGAGTGCTCAGCGACAAGGTCCCGCGTGAACAGAATCCCGCCCGTTCTGCTCACGTCTTGGAGGACCTGATGAGCACCGCCGTACTGGACAAGATCCGCACCGAGCGCGACCAGGTTCGCGCCGCCGCCCTCAAGATGGTGGAGTCCGACGACTTCAACCCCGAGGACGAGACCTACAAGGAGCTCGAGGCCCGCGCCGCCGCGCTCGACACCCGCGCCGCGAAGCTCGTCGAGCTGCTCGAGGGGCAGGCCGCCACCGACGCGACGTTCGGCCGCATCGACGAGGCCGCGAAGAAGCAGGAGGAGCGCTCCAAGGTCACCGAGCCCGAGGAGCGTGGCCGTTCGTGGGGTGAGCTGTTCGTCCGCTCCGACGCCTTCAAGGGCTACAACCTCCACGGCCGCTCCGACCGGTTCGAGCTCAACCTCGACGAGGTCGAGGCCCGTGCCCTCCCGACCGGCCTGTCCGACCTCGTGTCCGCGGGCCTGTCGATGCCGAAGTTCACGGTCGACACCACGGCCCCGGTCGCCCCGACCCCGCTGCTCGACGCGATCTCCTCGTTCCGGGTGGAGACCAACGCCGTCGAGTTCGTGAAGTGGGCCAAGGTCGCCGGCGGCGCCGCCGTCGTCGCCGAGAAGGGCAACAAGCCCTCCGCGGAGTTCGCGCCGACCGTCACCTCCGACACCCTCGACAACATCGCGGTCTGGACCCAGGTCACCCGCCAGATGGCCGAGGACCAGCGGACCGTGATGGACAAGATCAACAACGAGCTGCGCCGCGACGTGCTCCGCGAGGAGGAGGCCCAGGCCGCTGCCGCGCTGGCCGCTGCGACCCTCCCGACCGCGACCGCCGCGACCCTGCTCGGCGCGATCCGTACCGGTCTCGCGACCGTCCAGTCGGCCGGCTACCAGCCGAACGCGGTGCTGCTGAACCCGGCGGACTGGGCCGAGCTGGACATCGACGTCATGGGCGCCACCCTCTACGGCCCGCAGGTCGCGCAGCGGTTCTGGGGTCTGACCCCGATCCCGGCGGCCTCGCAGCCGGCGGGGACCGCGACCGTGGGTGACTTCCGGGCCGGTGTCGAGCGGTACGTCCGCACCGAGGTCAGCCTGTACGTCACCGACTCCCACGCGTCGACGTTCATCGCGAACGTGCTGACGATCCTCGCCGAGCGTCGCTCGCTGACCGCCGTGGTGCGGCCGCAGGCGCTGGTCGAGGCGTCGGTCGCGACCCCCTGATCGCGCCGTGTCCGCCCCGACAGTTCCTGAGGTTCAGGCGTACCTGACCTCGATCGGACTCACTCCGCAGCCCCTCACCGTCGAGAACGCCTACGAGGCCGAGAAGGCTGCGCAGGCGCGGGTGTGTGAGGTGCCTGCGGACGGGGCGGACTGGCCGGCGGATCTCGCCGAAGCGCTGTGCCGGCGGGTGGCCGTGAACCTCACGGTTCGCGGCCTCCCGCTGGGGGTGCAGGCGTCGATCTCGGAGGCCGCGGTCGGCATCGCCCGGGTGGGTGGTGGTGACCGTGAGGTCGACCGGCTCGAGGGCCCGTACCGGACCATCCCGATCGCCTGAGGAGGGCGTGATGACCGAGCAGGACAAGCAGGAGAAGTCGGAGCCGAAGAAGGCGCCGGCGAAGAAGGCCGCCTCGCGGAAGCGGGTGAAGGACGAGTCGCCGGCCCCGCAGGGCGAGAACGTCACGAAGCGGGTGAAGGCGCCGGCGCGACCGGAGTCGGCCGTCCAGATCAAGAAGCGCGTCAAGGCCGAGGCCCGGTCGCGGTCGATCCCCGAGGCGGTCGACGAGAAGTGAGCCAGGTGGTACGGGAGGCGCTTGCTGCCGCGGCCAACACGGTCGACGGTGTCAACGTCACGCCGTACTACCGGCAGGCCACCGGCGTCGGGGAGGGTCTGGTCCGCTACGACCGGACCGACTACCCGAACGCGTTCGGCGGCCTCGTGACCTGGTGGGTGGTCGTCGTGCTGCCCCAGGACATGCGAGCCGCGGAGGAGTGGCTCGACGAGAACGGCGCGGCCCTCCGAGAGGCGGTCGCCGAAGAGCTGATCGTGCGGTCGATGTACCCACAACAGCTCGCCCTCACCGACGGCAGCGCCGTGCTCGCCGTCGTGATCGAAGGACAACGAGAGGAAGCATCATGACCGCACTCGGAACCCGTCTGCTGACCCTGGAGGTCGACGGGACGGACTTCACCGCGCAGGTGTCGAACGTCCGCATCGTCTCCGGGGAGTCGGACGCCGACTTCGTCACCTTCGCTGACGCCGCCTCCGGCGGCGCCCGCGAGTACCGGCTGGCGTTCACCGCCGTCCAGGACCCCGCCACCGGCACGCTGTGGGACGAGGTGTGGTCGAACGCCGGCGACACCGTCCCGTTCACCATCGCCCCGGCCGGAGGCGCCACCGCGTCGCCGACCACCCCGCACTTCGAGGGGTCCGCGGTGATCAGCGAACCGGACGGCGACATCCTCGGTGGCGAGGCGAACGCCTCGACGACCGCCCGCTTCACCTTCGAGTGCGAGTGGGTCTGCACGGCCAAGCCCACCCGGGTCACGGTCTGAGCCGATGACCAACGGGTCCGACGTCCGCGTGGAGGGTCTGGCGGCTGCCGTACGGCAGTTGCAGGCGCTCGGCGTGGATCTGGAGGACCTCCGGGCCGCGTTCACCCGGATCGCCTCCGAGGCCGTCCCGACCTACCAGCGGTTCACGCCGGTCAGGTCGGGGCGGCTGCGAGGCAACTACCGGGCGTCGAAGACGAAGAACCGGGTGGCGCTGCTGGTTGGTGGCGGCGCCGTCCCCTACGCGCGGGTCATCAACTACGGCTGGCCCAAGCGCAACATCGCGGCCGCGGACTTCGTCGCGAAGGGCGACGTGGTCACCACCCCGAAGGCTCTCGAGGCGATCGAGGCCGACATCAACCGACTCATCCGATCCATGTGAACGCAACCGAGGAGCAGCACCGATGAACGCACCCAGCAAGAACTACGGCATGACTGCCGTGGAGGCCATGAACTCGCTGAACGGGTTCGACGAGATCGCGATCGAGAAGGCGTTCGGTCAGGACTTCGACGACCTCAACGGCCGAGCCACCGTCCGCGCGGTGATCTTCGTCCTGGAGAAGCGCGCCGGCGCCTCGGACAAGGACGCGAAGCAGTACGCGATGAGCGTCCCGATGGGTCAGCTCGACGACCACTTCGAGAGCAACCCCGAAGAGGTGGACGAGGACGAGCCCGAGACCGAGCAGGGAAAAGACTCCTCCGCCGACGGCTGAGGGACGAGGAGCTCGCCGCGTTCTGCCTGCTGACGGGGGTGGCGCCGAGCGAGTACCCGGGCCTCACGAGGGGGCAGCGGGAGGCATTCATCAAGGTCGCGAAGGGAAAGAGGTGATCAGCGGTGGCGGTTCGTCCGATCCGAATCTCGGTCGTCGCTGACGCCAGCAAGGCCCGCAAGGAAGTCAGCGCTCTCGGGAGCAAGCTGAAGACCGGGCTGGCGCTGGGGGCGGCCGCCGGGACTGCGGCGCTGGTGAAGTTCGGCGTCGACTCGGTCAAGTCGCTGGCCCGCATCGAGCGCATCAACGCGCAGACCGCGGCCGCGATCAAGTCCACCGGCAGGGCTGCGGGGGTGTCCGCGAAGCACGTCGAGGACCTCGCCGGTTCGCTCGAGGCCGTCACCGCGACCGAGGCCGAGTCCATCCAGACCGGCGCGAACTTCCTGCTGACGTTCAAGAACATCCGCAACGAGGCGGGCAAGGGCAACGACATCTTCGACCAGACCGTCCGGGTCATGACCGACGTGTCGCGGGCGATGGACAACACTGGGGGCGCGGTTCTCGACACCCGCACCCAGGCGTTGCAGCTGGGCAAGGCGCTGAACGACCCCGTGAAGGGCATCACGGCGCTGTCGCGGGTCGGCATCACCTTCACCCGTCAGCAAGAGAAGCAGATCAAGACGCTGGTCGAGTCCGGCAAGACGATGTCCGCACAGAAGCTCATCCTGAAGGAGCTCGAGGCGCAGTTCGGGGGCTCGGGCAAGGCGTTCGCGAAGACCACCGCGGGCCGGTGGGAGCTGCTGCAGCACCAGCTGGGGACGCTCGGGGAGACGATCCTCGAGGACCTGCTTCCGCATCTGTCGGACCTCGCCGACAAGGGCACCCGCGGCCTCGAGGTGCTGACCGAGCACGCCCCGGAGATCAAGGCGTTCGGCCGCGACGTCGGCGACCTCGCGAAGACCGTCGGCCAGGAGCTGATCCCGCCGGTGAAGACGGCCGGTGAGCTGCTGGTCGACCTCACGAAGTTCGTCGCCGGCCTCCCGGGCCCCGTGAAGGAGGTGGGGGTCCAGGTGGGCATCGCGGCCCTCGTGCTACCGCGGTTCACCGCCGGGGTAACCGCGGCGACCGCGGCCGTCGGGGTGAACATCGCCCGGCTGAAGCAACTGCAGGCCGAGATGACCTACACCGCCACGCGGTCACAGCTCGCCTCGACTGCGATGGGTCGGCTTGGGAGCGGTGTCAGGACTGTCGCCGGGATCGGTGGCCTCGTGGCCCTCACGTCGGGGCTCTCCGACGCCTCGAAGGAGGGCACCACCTTCGGGAACGTGCTGAAGGGGGCCGCGGGTGGCGCAGGTGTCGGTGCGATGTTCGGCCCGATCGGCGCTCTGGTCGGTGCCGGCGTGGGTGGCGGCCTGACGGCGCTCGCCGGGTCGTTCGCGACCACGGCCGAGGAGGCCACCAAGGCCCGACTTGAGCTGCTGCGGACCGAGGGGTTCAAGCAGGCGAAGTCCGACGCTGACGACCTCGGCACCGCGCTGCGTGGGGTGATCAACGCCTACGGCGAGACGTCGCGGGCGGCCGTGCGGGCGTCGTTCACCGGCAAGGACGGGAAGCTGGACGCGGACATCGCGAAGCTCCGGTCTCTCGGGGTGTCGATGGACACCATCGTCTCGGCGACGCTCGGCCAGGCGGACGCCCAGAAGGTCGTCGACAAGGCGCTGGCTGGTTCGGTGACGGACCTGCAGAAGGTCGCCGACGGCTACAAGGCGGCGTACGACAACGTCAAGGACGGCGCCGACGACCTCGTCACCGCGACCGGTCAGGTGATCAAGAACGGTCGCGCTCTCACTGGCGATGAGCTGAAGGGCTACAAGACCCGCTGGCAGGAGGCCGAGGCTGCCGTCGAGGAAGCCCGCATCGCGACCGACACCTTCAACAAGCGCATCGGGGAGAACGCCGGCGCGATCAAGGACCACCAGGAGCAGGTCCGGCAGCTGGCGACCAGCCTCGGCCTGTCGGTGAAGGAGTACCGCCAGTTCCCGAAGTCCGTTCGGACGAGGTTCGAGTCGGAGGGTCTGCCGCAGACGTCGGCGGACGCTGTCCGCCTGATCGGCCGGTTCAAGGCCCTGCAGTCCTTCCGCAGCATCCGCGCCCTCGTCTCCGCTCCGGGGATCGACCTCACCCGGAAGCAGATCACCGACCTGCAGAAGCGGTACAACCTCACCCCCAAGCAGGTCCGCACCCTGTTCCGCTCCGAGGGCGTCGGGAAGGTGAAGAAGGACGCCGCCGACGTGAAGGCCGGGCTGTCGAAGGTCGACACGAAGGTCACCCTGAAGGGCTGGCTGAACGGCCTCAAGTCGGCCATCAACCAGGGCGCCACCCTCACCGAGCGCGACCGCAAGACGATCAAGGACAAGCTCGAGGCGATCGAGAAGGCACACCCGAACCTCGCCCCCTACGTCAAGTCGGTGCGGACCGCCGTCTCGAACGCGAAGACCGCGGCGTCCGACTCGAACACTGTCGGCAACCAACTGAAGCAGGGCCTCCTGAACGGCATGTACGGGACAGGTCCCGCGCTGTCGGCGATCATGTCGTCGGCCGTCCGGGACGCGATCCGGTCCGCGAAGCGTGAGGCCGACTCCCACTCGCCGTCCCGCAAGACCCACAAACTGGGTGAAGACCTCGGCGCGGGTCTCGTGAACGGGATGCGGGCCAAGCGGCCGAAGGCGAGGACCGCCGGGCAGAAGCTGATGCAGTCGGTGCTGGCCGGCGTCCGCGACGGCTCCCGCGGGGTCGACGGTGCGCTCGACAAGGTCACCGCGGCGGTGCAGAAGGCGATCACCGGCAAGAACGAGGCCGCTCGGGAGAAGCGGTACCTGAAGTCGCTGCGCGACGAGTACACCGCGCTGCGGCGCAACGCGACCGCGCAGGACCGGAACGCGGCGAAGCTGGACCGGGCCCGGGACCGTCTGCGGACCCTCACCGACGAGTACAAGGCGTACCGGTCGGCGATCTCGGACGCGGTCAAGGCGACCGGGGACATCACGCAGCTGGGGCGGCAGGACGACGGCACCGTGACGATCACGGGACTGCTGAACGAGCTGAAGAACAAGGTGAACGCGGCGAAGCGGTTCGACGTGCTGCTGCGGGACCTGGCCGCGAAGGGCCTGGACCGGACGGCGATCCAGCAGATGCTCGACGCCGGCCCCGAGGCTGCGCTGGCTACGGCTGAGGCGATCGCGTCGGGTGGTGCTTCGGCGATCACGGAGATCAACGAGCTGCAGGCGCAGTTGGCGAAGACCGGGGACACGCTGTCGAAGTCGATGGCGGACCGGTATTACGGCGCCGGGGTGGCTGCGGCCAAGGGTGTCGTGAAGGGGCTGGAGGCGGAGGCGAAGAGGCTCGACAAGGCTGCGGTGCGGCTGGCGAACGAGCTGGTGAAGGCGGTGAAGAAGGCGCTGGGGATCAAGTCCCCGTCGCGGGTGTTCGCCGGGATCGGCGACAACGTCACCAAGGGTCTCGTGATCGGGCTGGATGACACCTACGTCCGCCGGTCGGGTGCGGTGCTGGCGTCGTCGCTGGAGAAGGGGTTCGGTACGCCGGCGCTCGACGCGATGGTGTCGCGAGGTGTCGCGGGTGATGGGGAGCGGACGCTCCGTGTGCGGTTCACGGCTGAGCAGGTGTCTCGGCTTCAGAAGGGCCGCGAGGTCATCGCGGACATCGACTACGCACGCTCCAACGGCGTGAGGGCGGAGACGTTCTGATGGTTCAGCAGCAGTTCGACACGGTCGACGTGGTGCGGCTCGAGGTCGAGACCGACCCGACGGGGTTGGCGAACCTGATCCAGAACCCGAACGGCGAGCTGGGCGGCTGGGGGTGGATCACCCCGGTCGCGGGTTCGGCGATGGAGGCCGTCACGGCGGGGTTGCGGTTCTCGGGTGTCGCGGGCGCGTCGTACTTCACGTCGGAGGCGATGCCTGTGACGGCCGGCCAGTACGTCGCGGCCCGCCTGTCCGGCCTGGGTGGTGTGGGGGTGACGCACGTCCGGGTGCGGTTCGAGTGGCTGGATCTGGACGGGGTGCTGTTGTCCTCGTCGGCGCAGTCGGCGTATCTGCCGGTGGTGTCGGCGAATGTGCAGTACGGCCCGCTGGTGGCGCCGGCGTCGACTGTGTTCGTGCGGTTGCGGGTCGACCTGTACGCGTCGAACACGGGCACGAACCCGGCGGGGGCGCACTCGTTCACGTTCGACCAGGTGACGGTGGCGAAGGCCGCGTCGACGGGCGAGTTCAACCGGGTACGGACCAACCTCGTGCCGAACCCGTCGTTCGAGGACGGCACAACCATCGGGTGGGTTGCGGGGCCCCAGACCTGGATCACGCCATACGCAGGGCCGCCGGCGCCTTGGGTGGGCGGGAGGCTGCTCGCTCTCGGCGTTGAGTCCGGGGCGCCTGCCGCTCTGTCGGCACAGACCGCACCCGGAACCGCGGGAATGCCTGTCACGCCGGGTCTCGGCTACGGGTTCCGGGCCATGCTGTTGATCCCGTGGGACGCCGAGCAGAGCCGCACCGGACTCGTCTCCGTCCGCTGGTACAACGCCTCGGGGGCGCTGATCATCGAGACCAAGCCGATCCCACAACCGGCCGTCGAGCCTGACGCCTGGCAGCTCTTCGAGGCCGGCGGACTGATCGCACCGCCGTCCGCGGCCTACGCCGCGATCCACGTGTCCGTCAGCACGACACCGACTCAAGACTCGGCGTTCGTCGACGGCTTCCTGTTTGAGCGCACCAACAGCACCCCCGACGCCTACTTCGACGGCTCCACCCCCGACGCCCTCGGCTGGGATTACGCGTGGACCGGAACGCCCAACCAGTCCCCGTCCACGGCCACCCTCAACGGCCTCTCCTACATCCCGCCCACGGAGTACCTCAACGTCCTCCCCGACTCCCACACCATCCGCGTCTCCCGCTCCGAGCTCAACGCCGGACACCTCGACGCGACCATCCTGTCCAGCGCCCTCGACCCCTCGCAGTCGACCCTCATCCGTCCCGGACGGCGGGCACGCCTGACCGCGCTCGTCGACGGCCAGTGGGAGACCGTGATCGGTGGGAAGCTCCTCGAGGCGAACGTCACCTACGAGGTGAAGAACCCTGCGGTCCCGGACGAGAAGCGGGCGCGCATCGAGGTCACCATCGTCGACCCCGCCCAGACCCTCGCGAACACCGGCCGCCCCGAAGGTGTCGCCACCATCGACGAGCTCCCCTACGTGCTCGAGGGCGCTGGGGTGCCGTGGTGTGTCAACGGGTCCGGCAACCAGGTCCCCGCGGCGGACGTCACCACCTACAACGAGGGCGCGAAGGCGCTCGACCAGGTCGCGCTGACCCGGGACACGCGGATCGGGTACGCGTGGATGAACCGGGTCGGCGTGCTGAACGTGTGGGACCGCGACCAGATCGCGTCCGGGTCGCCGGTCCTGCTGGACGAGGACGACTACTCCGACATTGACCTGTCCTACTCCACGAAGGACTGCATCAACGAGGTCCAGATCACCGTCCAGTCCCTGGGTGCGGACGGGACGACGACGGAGACCGTCTACGGCCCCTACGTGGACGGCGCCTCCATCGTCGAGTGGGGTCGGTACCGCAAGGAGTTCACCGTCACCGGCCTCGACTCCACCGAGGTCGACGCGTTGGCGGCAGCGATCCTCGCCGCAGCGGCCACCCCCCGCATCCGCGTCAACTCCCTGACCATCCCCCTCAACACGATCGCCCGCGTCGAGGCCCACGCACTCCGGGACCTGTACGACGAAGTCCGCGTCGTGCTGACCTCGCTCGGCATCGACGAAGTCCTCCGCGTCACCGGCCTCGAGCACACCATCGCCACCAGCAAGTGGATGCTCCGCCTCGACTTCTCCGACGAGGGCGGTGTCGCTTCACCGACTGTCCAGCCGCCGGTGCAGTCCGGGATCCGGCCCGACGTCGGGGTGATCGAGCTGTTCGCCGGTTCGACCCCGCCGGCCGGGAAGCTGCTGTGCGACGGCACCTCCTACCCGGTGGCCGACTACCCGCACCTGTTCGCGGTCATCGGCTACACGTTCGGCGGGTCGGGCGCGTTCTTCAACGTCCCCGACCTGACCGACCGGTTCCCGATCGGGTCGGGCACCAAGGCCCTCGGCACCACGGGCGGCTCACCGACGAAGCCGATCCCCGCCCACACCCACGGCATCCCCGGCCAGTCGCCTGCCACGGCACGCACCTGGGCCTCGGGCACGTCGAGCACGAACGCGCCCGCGCTCGGCAACTACGACGGCCACAACCACGGCGGGTCCACCTCCGGCACCAGCGGTTCGGCCTTCGACGTCATGAACCCCTGGATCTCCCTCAACTTCGTCATCCGAGCAGCCTGAGGAGTCCCCCGTGACCAGCGACCCAACGCCCCGCGAGCTGCTGATCCAGCTGCAGGCCGCCGTCGCACAGATCGACGCCCTCACCGCGCGGCTCGACGGGCTGACGCAAACCCTCGCGTCGTCCTACGTGCCCCGCGGGGAGTACGCCGCACACCGCGAGGCCGACGACCGACGGTTCAAGGAGGTCGAAGGCGACCTCGCCGCGCAGGCAGGGTTCCGCCGGCAGGTCGCAGCCGGGTTCGCCGTCGGGTTCCTGCTCCTGCTCGCCACCGTGATCGGCACCCTCGCCCAAGTCCCCGGAGTCGGATGATGAAGACACCAGTCCCCTCCCGCCGCGCACTGGTCGCGCTCGCCTGGCTCGTCGCGCTCGCCGCGCTCGCCCTCGGCGCGTGGCTGGTCGGCGCCGTGACCACGCTCGGCGAGGAGAACCACCGTTTCGAGGAGCGCGACCGGCAGTCCCTCGCCGACCGTGAGGAGCTCCGCGAGCGTCTCGACCGCGAGGAGGCTGCGCTGGCGGCGCTGGCCGAGCAGCTGCGGCAGCTCGGCGAGGACCCCGTCGTCGAGCCGACCGACCCGCCGGCCACGGACCGGCTCGTGCCGATCCCCGGGCCCCGTGGCCTGTCGTGCGTCGAGGAGCTCGGCCTGCGCCCGTGTCGCGGTGACCGTGGCGCCCCCGGCCCTCGTGGCAGCGACGGCGGCCGTGGTGCGCCCGGGGAAACCGGGGAGACCGGTGCGCAGGGTGAGCCCGGTCCCGCTGGTCCCGCCGGACCGGCTGGCAAGGACGGCGCCCCCGGCCCCGCCGGCCCTCCGGGACCCCAGGGTCCCGCGGGGACAGCCAAGCCCGGCACCTACTCCTGCCCCGCCGGCGAGGTCATGACCGGCTTCACCGTCACCGCCGCCGGCGACGTCACCGTCACCTGCGCCCCGACCTTCTCCCCCGGCAACCCGAACGGAGCCCGCCGATGACCTACCGTGCAGTCGGCACCGACACGAGCGGCCGACCCATCCGCATGTCGCCCGTCTTCACCGACTGGTGGGACCTCTACGTCGACCGCCTCGGGTTCGTCCCGACCATCACCCAGGGCGGGTGGATGGGTGACCTCGCCGCGGCCCTGTCCAGCACGACCCACGACGGCGACGCGCTCGACCTGCGGGTCTGGGACCGCACCCAGAACCAGGTGCAGGCGATGGTCCGCGAGGCCCGCGCCCTCGGCGCCGCCGCGTGGCTCCGCGACCAGCGGCACGGCGGCTTCACCGACCCCCACGTCCACCTCGTCCCCGGCCGCTGGGCCCACCCCTCGGCGTCGGCGCTCCGCCAGTGGGACGCCTGCCGCAACGGCCGCGACGGACTCGCCTCCAACGGCCCCGACTACCACCCCTACCCCCTCGCCACCACACCACCGAAGGACGACCTCATGGCCGCAGCAGACGACATCCTGAAGGCGATCGACGCGCAGACGAAGGCGATCAACGCCCACACCGACAAGCGGGTCGCCGAGCTGAAGAACCGCATCGACATCAGCCGCAACCGGATCCGCGAGGTGCTGGGCAGCAAGACGTCGAAGCTCGACGCGAACGACCGCGCGATCCTCGAGGCGATCCTGGCGGACGACGATGCGTGACACCGTCCTGCTGTTCGTCCTGCGGGTCGCGTTCGGCAACGTCCCGACGAAGGTCAAGGCCGCCGGCTGGGAAGGGTGCTTCCGCATCCTGAAGGCCCGCGGCGACGTCGTCGGGATCAACGAGGCCGGCAACTGGAGGGCGAAGCGGGTCTACGCCCGTCTCGCGAAGGCCGCCGGCTACGGGCGGTACGGGCTGTTCATCGGCCCCAACCCGATCTTCTGGGACCGTCGGGTCTACCGCCGCTACTCGGCCCGACAGGTGAGGCTCCACGACAGCGGGAAGGGCCGCCGGGCCCGCCTGTGGCCCGGGTTCAACGCCGCCCGGTACATGACCGTCGTCGTCCTGACACACCTCGACACCGGCCGCCTCGTGACGTTCATCAACCTGCACTTCGTCGCCCCGGGCCCGAAGGTCCCGGCGCGCTGGCGGGCAGCGATGCGGAACCGCTCGATCGCCCGCCTGCGGAAGATCGTCGCGCACCACCAGGCCGCCGGCCGCGACGTCGTCGTGTTCGGTGACGCGAACCGCCACGGCTTCCCCATCCCCGGCGCCGTGTGGCTGGACTCGAGCCGCCCCGACGTCCTCGCGATCGTCCCTGCCGACGACACCCGCCTCGGAGACACCACGGTCGAGCAGGTCCCTGCCCCGACCGACCACAAGCGCGTGGTGGCCGCCCGCGCCGAGCTGATTGGAGCAGCAGCATGAAGAACCTCGCCCCCTACGCGAAGGCCCTCGTGGCCGCCGCCACCGCCGCCATCGCGTTCGCGATCCCCATCGTCGACGACGGCCTCAAGCCCTCCGAGGTGCTCGGCATCATCGGCGCCGGCCTCGCGGGCCTCGGGATCGTGTACGCCGTCCCGAACCGAACCGAGCCGAAGCACCGCGCCGAGCCCGGCCTCATCTACGGCGACGAGGTCTAGCCATGTCGCCGTGGGCCGTGGCGCTCGAGGTCCCCGCCCTGCTCGTCGGGCCCCTCGTCTGCCGCGTCACCGGCCGACACCGCTGGCACGTCTGGCGCCACCACGCCGCCCCCACCCAGCGCATCTGCCTCCGCTGCGGCGGAACCGGGAAGGAGAACCGATGAGCACCTACCGAACCCTCACCGGCGACCTGCGGGACGTCGCCCGCACCGCCGAGGCCGACGTCACCGCCACCGTGCGCACCAACCAGGGCAACCGCGCCATCGTCGACCGCGACACCGGCCGCGTCTTCCTCCCCGGAACCTCCCACATCGACGTCCGCAGCAACGGCACCTTCCGCGTCGAGCTCCTCGACTCCCACTCCCCCGACACCAACGTCGACGGCCCCATCCAGTACGCCATCGACGTCCGCCACGCTGGCAAGCCGTGGACCAGCGGCTGGTTCGAGCTCACCGCCGACACCGACCTCGCCGACGTCGTCGCGGTCGACTTCATCCCCGCCACCCTCCTCGACGGCGTCGACGCAGCGCTGGCCGGCGAGCTCGCCAAACCCGACAGCGAATCCGGTGCCGCGGTCGACACCCGTGCAGCCGCGGTCGCGACGTCGGCAGCGGTGGTGGCCGCCGAGGCCGCCGTCGCACCCCTCGCCACCGCCGTCGACGACCTCGCCGCCGACACCCTGCCCGACGCCGACGGCTGGCCCATCCACCTCTACGGCGCGTCCTACGCGGTGGTCAACCAGACCGCCGGCCCGTTCTTCACCCCCGGCGGCCACTACGCCCAGCTGCTCGCCGCGAAGGCCGCCGCCGGCGCCGTCACCTCCTACGGCGTCAACGGCCGCCGCGCCCTCGACGTCGCCCTCACCCTCCTCAACGGGCAGCCCATGTCCGGCATCACCGGCATCATCGCCGCCGGCAAGTGGCCCGGCACGGCAACCCGCTCCGGGCTGCTCGTCCACGACGCCCTCGGCAACGACGTCATGAACCAGGCCGCGATGAACGCCGCGTCGATCACCGTCGCCGCCATCACCGGCAGCGCC